GTTGAACCGGGTTAAGCGGCCGTGTCCGCGCGACATGCGCAGGGGGCCATTCAATGCCGGCCGTGTCCCTTCCGGGGGGCCTGAAATCCTTTCGAGCTAGGGCGTGTCCTCGCGGGGCCTAATGGTGCTCGCAGGCGGGAAGGTGCGGCCATCCCGCCATTCCGAGCAACGCACCGTCTACTTCTTGCGGGCCATCTTGGAGAGGCGCAGGCCGAGTTCACCCGCGCCGCGGAGCGACTTGTTCTTGCTGTGCGAGTCCCGCACCTCCTGCTCATGCACGGAGATGCCGTTGCGCTTGGCGCGCTCGGTCTCGCGGCCGGGATGCTTGATCGCGCGTGCGATGAATTTAGCCATCACTCATCCCTTCTTCCGGACGTGCTTCGCCAGCCGGCTTATCTTCCTGCCCTTGTCCGCGTGCAGGTACTCGTTTGCCACGTCGACCGGCATTGGCTTTTTTCCTTCGGCGCGGAGCTTTCTTCGCCCCGCCGCCGTCTTCGACATTCCCGCGAACCCGTGCTGGGCCTGGCTCTCGCTCGGCATTGTCATCTCCCTCGATCTGGCTGATCTTGATGACCTTCCGCGCAAGCTCGCGGTTGGCGATCGTGATCGGTCCGCAACCGCTATCGCCGGTCAGGCCGGGATGTTTGCATACGTTCACCGTGCTGATCACGCACCGCTCGGGCGTACAGGCGACCGGGCAGGCGCGGACGGTGATGCCATTCAGATCCTCGCGCTTCATGCGGCAATTCCGTTCGCGAGCATCAGGAGGTTGTTCATCTCGTCGACCTCCTTCTTGCTGCCGGAGAGATAGCGCTTGACCCAATCCTGATCGCTCTTGAGTTCGGCGATGCGAGCCTTGGCGCCGTTCAGTGTGGTCGGGTTGCCGCTGCCGCCGCCCTCGACAAAGCTGTCCTCGTTCGTGCCGGCGCCGATCCGGCGGAACATCTCCATGACCTTGGCATAGCCGAGCGTGCTTTCGAGCTGCGCGACGGTCGCCTCGTCCACGCCGAGCCGCTTAGCACCCTGCATGGCGGTCAGCTTGTTGAACTCGAAGTTGTTGCCCCATTCCTTTTCGAGGCTCGCCCGTTCAGTCTTCAGCGTCGCCGCGCGCGACTCGCCGTCGGCCTTGTCGGCGGCATCCATGAAGTTGACGACGGAACGCACGATCTCGGGAGCGAGATCCTTGGACACGCCAGCCTTGTGCAGCGCGCCGCGCATGGTGTCGGTGAAGCCCTGATCGAGCTCCGTGCCGTCGGAGAATTTCACGCCGGAGAAGTCGTATTCCTTGGCCTCCTTCGGCATGCCAAGACGCTGACGCACCGCGGACCATCCGGCCTCGTCGTTCATGTCCTTGGGCAGCTTGACGAGCTGATCAGCCGGCGTGCCGAAATGCCGCTCCAGGCCTTTCCATGCCTTGGTCAGTTCGGTCGCCAGTGCCTTCGGGTCGTCCTTCTTCCAACCCTTGTTGTCCCAGTGGCCGATGGTTTCGGCGTCGATGCCGTCGAACCACGGCTTTGCGCCGCCGCCCGCACCGGCTCCTGCGCCCGCACCGGCACCACCGTCACCGGCCCCTGCTCCAGCACCAGCGCCAGCACCACCCGCACCGGCTTCATCGAAGTGGATGCGCGGCGCGAACGGCGAGCGGAAATAGGATTGTGCGTTCATTCTTACGTTGGGAGGTGTCTCACTCATCTTGAGGCTCCGTTCTCATCATCATGCGACCGGCGTACAGCGCGATAAGCTGCTCGTCGGTCAGTTGCGAATATTCGAGGATGTGCAGGAAAACCTGCCGCATCCCCTCCTCTTTCTCGCTCGCGATCGGCGAACGAAACTTGCAAAACGCCATCAGGTCCCGCGTCACGGCGAGGCCATCTGGCGAGTTGAAAAACAGCCGGTAGGCGCGAACGAGGTCTTCGCTGGCCTCCGAAAGCTTGGCCATTTACGCAGCAGCTCCCTGCGACTGCGGGCCGCCGATGCCCTGCGTACCGAGTCCGGGCTGGTTCTTTGCGACCGCGGCCTGAGCCTTGATCATGGCCGCCTGCGCCGGCATTGCCTGTATCTGGGCCTGCTGCGCTTGCGCCTTGGCGCGGGCCTGACGCTTGCCCGCGATCTTCTGCGGGTCGGCCATCCAGTGCTCCGGCACGTTCTGGATCGCGGCGATCTCGGGAATGGCGACGTCGAAGTCAAACGGGTCGAGATAGCTCGCATCCTGCGTGATATTGACGATTTCCTTCGCCGTCTCGACGGTGCGGATGAACCCGGCTGCCTCCTGGGCTCGCTGGGCGAGCGCGAGCGGCGAGGTATAGACCACCTCGAGCGTCACACCGCCGCGGCCGGCCTCGCGCAAACGCGGCGGGGGCGGCGGGATCAGGCCGAGCGAATTGAGCACGTCGAGCTCGCGCATGATCATCGGGCCGAGATATTCGGTCTCCTGCCGCCCGAGCGTCGGAGCGATCAGCATGCCCTTCTCGTTGACCAACTCGATCACCTGGGTCGCGGTCATGTTCGGGTGTTCGGATAGCACCTTGTAGAGCGTCACGAGGAACATATCGTCGATGATGCCGCGCTCGGCCTGCATCATCTCCTCGACAATCTGGATTTGCCCGACCGGCAGCGTGCCGACCAGCGGGCGGCCTTCCGACGACATGCCGCCCTTGTTCATCGAGCCGGGTCGCAGGTTGAAGTCGATAATGCCGTCGTCGGTGGTGAGCAGCACCGGATCCGCGGCGCGGTGGCCCTGCTTGAGGAACACGCTCTTTTGCGCGTTCAGGGTCTTCAGCGCCGGCAGCACCATCTGCGCCGGGCCGCGTCCGTAGACCTCGCGCGGCGCCTGGTCGTAGCGGGAGACGGCATAGGGGAAGGTGCGATAGCCGCCCTCCTCCTGCATCAGGCAGCCGCCCTCGATCGAGATGTAATGCGAGGAGAACGGCAGGCCCTTGGCGACATAGCGCTGGCGGTCGTAGTCGCGGCGTGGCTTGACGCAATGCAGGAAATTGAACGGCTGCTGGCTGCCCTTCTCGATCGCGGCGACAATCTGGAGCGGCAGCCGGTCCATGCCCCATTTGCCCGCCGCCTGCTGGGCGGTTAAGCGAAACCAGCGAATGATGCTGTCGACGATGCCCTGGTGGTTCTCGGCGAAGAAGGTCTCGCCGAGCGGGACCGAACGGTAGCGCAGGCCACGCAGGCCGTGATAGTCGCGCCCGTCGAAGGCGTCTATCAGCATGGTGGCGTTGCCGAAGCCGCCGAGCGAGCGGAAATTCGCGTTGTTCTGGCCGCGGAAGTTGGCGAGCGGATTGCGCCGGTACTTGAACAGGAGGCGGGTCAGCGTGTCGAACCAGAGCCGGGTGGCGCGGTCCTTCATCACGTAGTCGTCGCTGGCCTCCAGCGTATGCCACTTGCTATTCGCCGGCGTGAGCAGCGAATCCGCGATCGCGGAGAAGCGATGCAGCGCCAGCATGCCCGAGGCGTCGACCTGCTGGAATGACTTCTTCTGGCCGGGAAAATTCCATGAGCCGTAGAAGAATGTATTGCGGTGCTCTGGCCAGATGAGCTGCGCACACTCTTCCCACTGACCCGCGAACACGTTGCGCCAGATGGTGCGCTCGGTGAAATCGCGCATGATATCGCCGACGATCTGCTGCTCCTCGGAGGAGACCATGCGGTATTTGCGGGCGGATGCTTCGGCCATTAATGAAGCACCATCCGTTTTGCGTCAGGATCGCGCCGGTCAAAGGTCGGGTCGAGCCGCTGATCGGCCTTGACCCAGAAGCGCACGGCGACGAATAGGTCGATGCGCTCGGCATCGCTCAGCCTCATCTTGTCGGCGAGCGTGCGGAAAATGCCCTCCATTTGCCGCTCGTCGTCGAAGATGACATGGCCTTTCTGCTTCGTGCCGTACTTGGTGATGAGGTCCGCGACCACGCGCCCGGCCTTGTCGATCTTCGGGCTGGTGCACAGGAACGGCACGGTGATCGAGCAAGAACCGAACACGGCATGCAGCAGGAACGGCATGGTCTCGTCGTAGTTGTCGGCGAGCACACTCATCAGCACACGGCAGAGCTTTGGCGCGGTGAGCTCAGTCAGCGCGAGCGCGCGGCCTTGCCATGACTGGCGCAGCTCCTCGCCGGTCATGGTCGGGTTGAGGCTTTCAGATTTTTCCGACATTGCCCATGCCCATTCCCGTGCCGAGCAGCATGGAAGCCGCGGGCGACTGCAGGGCGGACATGCCGAGCCTGCGCTTGCGCTTCTCCTCCTCGGTGTCGTCCTTGACCTGCTGTGACAGGTTCGAGCCGAGCCCGAGATCGAGCGATGCGACGCCAGTGAGGTTCTGATAGCCGGCCACGTCAGGCTCCGAAAGGAACGGCGGGGCCTTTGGGGAAAACCCCGCCAGTCAGGGAGGAAACGCCAGGGTTCCAGTCTGGCAGGCGGAAGGTCGCGGCTAAGGTCTTGACCAGCAACGCACCATCATCGCGTCACGTGCCGGTGAACAGGTCGAAGTCCGTGCCGGCGGCAATTGCCGGCGCGCCGCTGCCGCCAGTGGGCCCGGCCGGACCAAGGATGACCTGTCGCGCCTCGCGCTTGGCCATGACGGCGCGGATCAGGGCAGAGATCAGGTCGTCGCGTTCTTTCACGATCTTGCCGGTGCCGTCGCTGGTGCGGTGATACATGCGCCGCTCTTCCAACAAGTCGGTGAGATGGCGGCCATATTTTAGCCGGCCGCTCTTCTCCCGCTCGTCGATCTCGAGGACGGCGGCCTCCGTCGACACCGAGCCATCGGGCCATGTCGCATGACTCGACAGCATCTTGACACCATGCCGCTTGTAGTGGTCGGCCATCGGCTTGCCGTCGTCGCGGCGCACATTGCCGTCGACCGGCCACGCCACCGGCACCGAAGCTGCCACGCGCTTGATTGCCTCGGCATGCTGGATTGGCAGCGCATCCCTGACCCGATAGGTATGGTGGACATGGATCACGTCCGCATCCTTGTCCCA